CCCCGCAGTGGTTGTCTTTTATGACATTGCCACACGTGGCTTACAAAGCCACGTCCCGGACCTACTCACTTGAGTAGGCCCACCTGTATTTCATGTTGAACGATACAGGACGTCCAGCGTACACTAGATGCTCTCCCTTTTCGATGGGAACGGCTCGACGTGCGACAGCAGAATAGCTGTCGTAACCTCGATAACCGATCTTTTCGTAGTCTTCATCAAGACTAAGGAAGAACTTCATCAATGCTCCATCTCCATCAAGCGGCGAACGCCGCTTAACCGGAGTGATTACCATGCCCTGAACCATGGGGCGATGCAATCGATTGCACCATCGTTCGTTCATCGAACCAACGACGGAATGCTTTCCGAGCACTGTTGACGAGACGCTCACAGCTGGAAGAGGTATGATACTCTCCAGGTGGCGGTCCAAGACACGGACCATCTTCCAGAGACCACGCCAGTAGGCTTGGTTCCTGAAGTCCACAAGTGAAACCATCTCGTGTACGTCGTGTCGTGATCTAGGTAGATCCTGACGAAGTTTCACGATCGTGACATCTTCGCCATCGAAATACTCAGAACCACAAGACTCTCTGAACTTTCCAGTCCAGAAAGATTTTGTGGAATTCACCTTGGCGCCGAACAGCTCCAAGTAGAATATCACGTCACCCGTGGTGTGTACCGGTACGATGATATCGTCACCGAATACACGCACCTGCCCGACGAACTCATTAAATTGAGCGTGTCGAGTAAAACGGGTACCATTAGCCCTTTCGATTCCCATGAAGAGAAGCGTCGTAAAGACAAAAATCTCCATAGGAAAACATAGAGCTGAACCCATAGATGCGAACTTGGTCAGAGGGATGATTCCATGACCAGGCACATCGACAGTGGTAGAACGCGAAGCTGCAACCCCATCTGCAAGGTGGGGATGGTCGCTAAGCATTCTAACAACAAGTCGATTCAAAACACGATCAGAAGCTTCACTAAGATCTAGTGTCGCGAGTTGTCCCGTAAGGGATCCCTGCATGGCAAGACGCTGGTTAGGCGTCTGGTCAAGCATACTGATCATTTGGCGAAGAATCGAATCCTTCTCCAAATTCTTGGAAAGTGCCCTGAGAATACTCTGCTGCATAAACTGCATATGAGTAGGCTCAATGGCAATAATCCGAGGAGTTTTGAGCGTCTTAGGAACAGAAACCAACCTACAAGGTGGTTCTGCCCCAGGTTCGAAGAACTGAACCTCATCATAGCGGATTTCGCTACGAGGACGAGAGGTGGCGTATCTCCAGTAAGGAAATACATCCTCCAATCGACTGGTCCACGTACGGAAGAAGTACTTGGCATTAGCCTGTACTTTCTCCGCAGTGGCCCCAGGGCCATGTTTCGGGAAGACATCCAGATCAGCAATGGAGTTATCCACAGCTGTAAAGATGTCACGAAACAAAAGGCGGCTAACACGATGAAAGTCAACAAGCATCTGCTCGTCGATATTCCTATCAGTGTTAATCAGTTCTTGCTCACACTCGACGTACTTATCGTACGCCCGCTCGATGCGAGCGGGGGTGCACTCCAACTCCACCTTACCGAGAAGCTTCGTCATCTGACGAAGCGCCCGGATCGATGGAATTGAAGGCACCTCGAGAATGATACCAGTTACACGGTCGAACACCCGATCAAGGAAACCCCCAAACAACAGGGGGAGACCAGCTCTCCTCTTAAATGAGAGAAAGAGTCCAGGATCCACATGCCCAAGGGCAAGACTTCTTTCGAAGTCGTTCCCATAGGCTGGTAGAGTGATTGTCAGAAATGACAATCCCTCATGTTCGACGCGAGCACGGATAGTTTTAATATCCATGCTGGTATTCACGGAACACTCGTCACCCATCTCAAGGATGACGTTTTCTAGGAGGTCTAGAAGGCTTTTCAAAATTGCTCCTTAAATGAAGTTAATTTTCCGACGAGCCCTTAAGATCACCTAAAGATGCCGATTACCGCGTCCGCGCCTCACAACCAAAGGGAAGTGAGGAGCAGCCAGAATGACTAGAAGCACCACGAGACCCAAAAGGATCTCACTGGTGCTAATGATCAAGATTCACCACCGAGGATCTTGTCGAGGTTCGCCGTCTTGGCGTAGTCGGCAAGAGCCACGAGCAGAGCCTTGCTCTGGTCGTTGGTGAACTCCCCTGCTTTGCGGTCAATGATCAGGATGGCCGACTGGCCAGCCATGTTCTTGACATCATTGAGGGGGTTCGTAGTGATCATGTTCTGGTCCAGACGAATACTCGTCCGGTTACGGCGTCCGATCGAATGAGAAACGCTCAGCTTGAGCGTCCCATCCGCGAGTGCGTACACCGCCGACATCTTGTCGGTGATGATACGAACCAGGCTCTTTGCAACACTTGCAAGAGTAACGGACTGAGGATCTGAAAGTGCCATTAGGCATTCTCCTATTTCTTTATATGATCATGAATAGACTGGATTGACTACTCATTACTTCTACAATCGGGTAATTCCGATTGCAGTCAAAATGGCACCCTGGCGAGCGTTTAGCCCACCAGGTGTCTTGATGCCAAATCCATAGGGATTGGCTCGATGCCGTTCCTTCCTAACGGAAGAGACAGTCGAGCTGACGCTGTTGAACCTGAGATTACTCCCAGGCGGCACGTCAAACCATGACTCTTGTGTGGCCCGATAAACGGTTTCACACATGAGATAACCATAGTTCAATACCAGACTATCGTCTGACATTCTTCGATGAGCACTTATAGAGCTCTGAAGATCGAAGAACCAGTCGGTTAGCCAGGACCAAGGTGCAAGTTGCCACAAGGCTTCAGAAGTTAAGCCCTCCCCAAAAAGGAGGTTCTTTTTCTTCATATGCTCATCGAACACCTTCTTCATGTCTGAAGTAGATTGTTGAGCATAGTAAGTAAATGATCCAGAGAACCAGATCTTTTCTTCCTTCACCATGACTAAGCGAGACTTCAGATTAGAAACTTGCACGCTCTGATCCGAATAGGAACCCGAGCCTATCCTAAAAGGATAGACAGCTCCATCAGCAGTGATTCGCCCTTTATCGGACAACTCAGTGCCGTCGAAGCTCTCGACTTTCCTAGTCTTGCTTAGCACCATCGAACGCCGGACTCCCCTATGGGAGTCCCTCATATATTGGTCCACCTTTAGCTGCGCTTTCTCAAGCGTCTCTACGATGGCCATAATATCTGAGATCAGTGGCAGGAGTGCAAAATTGACTCCTACGTACTCACCAGCAATCGCCTGACCCTTTTCGGTCAGCTGTTTTGTGGTGGTACGATCACCCTTAGCGGGTTTCGCAACGTATCCTTTGGATGCGGCACGATCTCGCCGTTCTTTTTGGCGGATAACTTTTAGTTGATCCTTAAAGAGCAACAGAAAAGGAATAGAAATTCCTTCGAGTAGCTCACCCAAAAAGGCGGTTAGGTCCACTGATGGCTTGTTCGGAGCGAGGGTTGCAATTGCCTTCTGGCTCCAGTACCCAACATCAAGCTGTGAAGTTTGATGAGTAAGGGCCCTGAAGCCCGTAGAAGTATCCGTTCCCCAAAAGGAGAACGGCATACGACTACGTGCAAAAGGTGCTACAACAGCACCAGTTGCGCAAAATACGTTAGCCTTGCAAAGGTTTCCGTAAGTTGAGAGGTAATTGTTAGACCCTAGGCGATTTGTTCTTCCTTCGATCCGCGTTAATTCAAACGCGTGCCCGTTGTCAAGAACAGGTTGATACTTGTCTTCCCTAATGGGGAGACCAGTACCGCCGCCTTGGTACCGAGATTTCTGGCCTCGGGTTCCATATTTACGAAGAGCCTGCTCGCGTTTGCGATTAGTGGATGTGGTGATAAACCACGCCCATGGCTCCATAATAAAGTCTGGAACTTCGATGCCTTTAATGTCGGAGTAGACACTTCTGAAAGAAGTGACCCGCTCATCGGTTGCCATATATTCATATGACGCTTTAGCGGTTGGAACAGAAATCTTCTCAAAAGAGACGATCTGCTGTCCCTTCTGCTTCTGCGTGCGAATATAAGGCATGGATGTCCTCTATGTTAAAACGTTGGGTATTTCCCAACGTTAGTAAGTTCCCGTGAATACCGGGGGCACCCTCGCAAGAGGG